AACACCAATCTAAAAGACGTGTTCTACTCCATGGATAAGAACTATAACAATTTTAAAGAGTCTTTAGTTCAATGCTTTTTTCATATTAAAAGCTCGCTTCCCTATTTCAAGGTGTGGTCACCTGATCAGTATATTGCCGTCTCAGATGATAACCAGGATGAATCGAACGCTACCATTTTTGCAACATTTTACGGCAAAGATGAGAAGAATCAAACCATACTTCTATGCGTCTCTGATACTGAGACTTGGCTGCAGGACGTCAAAGGCGATATTCAGGTTAACCCAGACAACATGTTTGGCGTGAATGAATACGGTGCTAACCCTTTTATTTACGCGAAAAATACCAGCTCAGATGTCATGCCGTACCCTGATGATTCAATGATCAGCGTGGCTACCCTTATCCCTATGCTGTGCGGCGATATCAACTACGCTATCAAATACATGAGCTATGGCATCCTTTACGGTATCAACATTAAAGATGATCTTATCAGACGCGGCCCGAACGCTTTTTGGAATCTTATGCCGTTTGATGAAAACTCACCTATCCCTCCCAGTATCGGCACGCTTAAACCCGATATCGATATCAAAGACGTGTTTGACGGCATCATGATGCAACTGCAGCTATGGCTAAACGCGCGCGGAATATCTGCAAGCATCTTTGGCTATGGCACAAGCTCGATTCAAAGCGGGGTATCTAAGATGATTGACGAAGCTGATGTATCGGCCATTATCGAAGAAAATCAGCAAAAATATATTGAGATGGAAAAAGAGCTTTTTGATTTTGTTTTTCATTACGGTCATGATCAGTGGAAGGGTAACAATCCTGAGATACCGCAAGGATCCTTTTCCCCTGACTGCTATGTCGAAACAATTTTCCCAAAACCTGATGTGATCAAGACGCGTCAAGAAGTTATAGCAGAGGTCAAAGAAGAGCTCAATAGTGGCTTACTGCCTAAAAAAAGAGCAATCAAGCGGCTGAATCCAAACTTCTCAGATGAAGAAATTGACGCACTAATTGAAGAGATAAGAGCAGAAAAGCCAGAAGTTGAGCCCGTGGACTTTGTCAAGGAGCTTATTCCAGAGGTTTAAGGTGGGGTAATAAACCCCTAGATTTTTTTGAGAGGATATGCATATGGGAGCTAAATGGCAAAAATTCGAAGTGCTGCTACCCGAAACTTTTCGCTCGGCAAAGGACAAGCTCGCAGTGGGTGAGGACTTGATTGAATACATGAGGCGGCGAACAGAGAAGGGACTTGACAAGGAAGGCGATCGCTTCCCTGGATATTCAAAGAGCTACAAAAATTCACTTGATTTTGCAATTGCCGGTAAGTCACCGGGCAAAGTCAACTTGACGCAGACAGGCGACATGCTTTCCGATATCGAAGTCCTATCGATCAAAGGCGATCGCCTTCTTATTGGCTTTGAAAGAGGTTCGCTCTCTAACGATAAAGCGGACGGCCATATTACAGGATGGCAAGGCCGGTCAAAAACCAAAAGGGAGTTTTTAGGGTTTGAAGGAAGCGAAACCAAAGCAATGAAGGATATCATCAAGAAGCACGAAAAAGAGCTTGAAAAAGATAGCAAAACCTTACGCGCTCTAGCTTGGCTATCGGGAAAGGATCTAAAACGTGGCAAAAAATAATAAGCAAAACATGATCGATTTTGTAGCACGTCTTAATAAACAAATTGAAGCGACTACTGGACCAGCGGAAATGAGAAAGATCGGCGGTTTTTTGATTCAAAAGATTGCGGTTCGTACACGGCTTGGTAATGGTGTTATGGATCACCTTGCAGAAAAATCTAAGCTCAAACCGCTATCGCCAAAATACATTGAATTTAGAAAAAGCTACGGTCAGCTTTATAATATGACTACACCAAAAAGATCAAACCTAACCCTTACCGGCTCTATGATTGATTCTCTTAGAATTAAAGCAATTGGTAAAAACTCGATTCGCATCGGACCTACCGGCACGGATAGAAACGGCGTTTCAAATTCAAGCAAAGCTTACTGGCAGGAAAAAGCTGGAAGAGTGTTCTTAAGATTAAGCAGACAGGAAGTCAAACAAGCAAGGATTTTTTGGATGCGTACATTTTCAGACTTGCTAAAATAGAAAAAATCAAGTTAACATGAAGGGAAGAGTTAAATGACAACAGAAAACCTAGACGGTGAAAACTCTAATCAGACAGGTTCCAGTGGAACGCCTCCCAAAATCGGTGATGATGGGAAAACAAATCAAAAAAATGATGAAAAAAGATCGGTTTCTTACGAGACTTATTTAAAAACTCTTGATGAGGCAAAGACTGCAAAGTCAAAACTTCGCGCGATAGAGGATGAAAAAAATAAGATTCAGGAAGAAAAAATGAAATCCGATGGTGACTGGAAAGGCTTACTTGAAGCGCGTGAAAACCGCATTAAAGAGCTTGAAAATGAGACCATGGATATCAAGCAAAAATATACCGGCCTTAATGAAAGAGTAACAAGCAGCCAAAAGCTATCTAAAGTGCTCTCAAAATTAGGCGGTGATTTGGATGCAAAATACTACGGCCTGATTGATATCAATGAGGTTAAGGTTAATCCAGAGACGGGCGAGATTGACGATATGTCAGCAGCAAAGGCAGCAGAAAACTACCGGTTAGAGTATGCTGAGACTATCAAGAAAAAGTTTAACCCGAATGCTATGGGCGAAAATAGGCCGGGTGGTGAGAGCGAGCAGAGCGAATTTATCAGCTTTGCAAAATGGTCTAAGCTTCCCTATCGTGAGCAAATGAAATGGAAATATTCTCAAGTTAAATCGTGAGAATTTTATAAAGAAAAAAAGGAGTTTTTCAAATGGTACAAGGTGCAACAAAGATGGCCGATGTGGCCGATCAAATTCAAAAGTTTTGGTCACCTCTTGGCATGAGCCAGCTTTATCAAGAAAACCCTATTTTAAACGTGGTTAACCGCGAATATCAGGGCTATCTTGGAGCTAAAGGCGATACAGTTTACGTATCAGTAATCAAACCGCTTGCTGGCCAAATTCAAACCATCGGCACGGATGCCGATACTTTCGCAACTGAAAAAGTTGAGATGGTTAGAACTGCAGTACCAGCTAACAAAGTAGTTTCAGCAAACGTAGAGCTTGAAAGCCTTGCAGAGCTGCAAAGTCAGCTTGATAGTAACAATCCTAAGCTTCGCGAAAGCATGATGAGAGCGATCAATAACAAGATAAACGCTTATATCTACTCTTTCGTTAAGACTTCTATCTCTGATGGAACGACCGGCGATAGCAGCGTGGCGACTCTTAGCAAAACTGAAATTCGCGGCGCACGGGTAGCAGCAGGAAAGCAAAAATGGCCAAAAGACGGCAATTGGTTTGCTATGCTCGATCCCTCTTATTGGGGTGATATCAACGTCGATACTACACTTGCTAGTGTTGACTTTGTAGGTGAAATGCCTTTAGCGCAGCCAATGAGTTTTAGGAAGCTTCTTGATTTTAATTGCATGGAAGATAACTCTCTACCTACAGCTCAAGGGCTTTTCTTTCACAGAGATTTCATGTACTTCGTAATGCAAATGAATCCTACATGGGCAGTAACAGACCTCAGAGCTAACTACAAAAGAGGTATCCTCTTAACTTGTGAGCTTGTTTGTGGCGGCATCAAAAACGGTTATGTTGGCGATGAACTGCACTACCCAGTTTACAATTCTTCTTGGGTTGCGCCTACCTAGTGGGCAAGTATGACAATGCTGCTTTTAAACTCTTTGCTTCTGAAAAAGAAGTAACAGAGTTTTTAAAAGGCAGTGAAGTAGGGCAAATCGTGGGCTTATTCTTAAGGAAAAATGAAAGCTATGCGCTTTTTTATCTTAAAGATGAGCCAGAAAATAAAAAAGAAGCTCCCAAAGTGGAGCTAAGAAAGAAAGGCTTAAAAAATGACTGATATCGTAACAAAAGGCCATAAAACTTTTGCAGCTGGCTTTACCGGCGAAACTAAAAGAACTGCTTTAGTGTATGATTTTGCATTAGACGGCGGCGCATATTCTGGCAAGGTTTACATCCTTGGCACCACAAGCGGCAAAGTTTTGATTGAAAAAGTTATCGTGCGAGTGGTAACAGCTGCAACTTCAGATGGTAGCGCGACTATTATCGTTGGTCATGCTGATAACACTGATGCTTGGGTTGATACAACTGGCGGCGCGGTGGCAAATCTAACCACTGATGCGGTTGTAGCGAATGCCACAACTGGTGTTCCTATGATTCTTGCTACCGGCAAAACAATTTCAATGACGATCGGAACGGCTGACCTTAAAACCGGAAAAATCGTTGTCGAAGTTTGGTATAAAGATGTGAATGTCGGCTAAAAATCGGCTTAACATAGTCCTTTCATGGGTGGGTGGTAAGACGTGGAATGCGTCTTATCATTTTTTTAGATTGGCAAAATATGAACAATCAAAATGTTGTTATCTCAAAAATTGGATCGACTATAACCGACATTACTGGGCTTGTTACCGACATAGACCATGCCGGTGTTGATCTTACTTTTGGCAATAACGATGCTCTTTATATTGGTTCGGTTTTTCCTTTTAACGCGCTCTACTTGCGGTTACTAGCAACGGCTGTTAACAATAACGTCAGCGTGCTAACAGTATCATTCTGGAATGCTACGAGTTTTGTAGATTTCATTGGCCTAAAAGATGGTACTGCTCTAACAGGCGCTACCTTCGGGCAAAGTGGAGCATTAACGATGCTCGCGAAAGATGATACTTGTCCGGCCTCTCAAGATTCAAAATACTTGGCAGAGATCGGAAATTTAGAGGGATACTATGGCCTCTACTGGACAAGGCTAAAAGTCTCTCTGGCAACGGATAAAGTAACGCTTAAATACGTAGGCCAGCTCTTTTTGGATACTGATGCAGCGATCTATAAACAGTATCCCGACCTTGCGGCAACGCAGTATAAAGCGGTTTACGGCACTAAAACAGACTTTCTTGATGAGCGGCTGATTGCTACCGATTGCTTGATATCGGACTTAGTCGCTAAAGGTCAAGTGCTAACCGGCGATCAGTTTTTAGATTGGCGCTTACTTAAAGAGCCGACACTCCATAAGTGCGCAGAGCTCATTTATAAAGCACAAGGTCAAAAGTACACAGAGGATAGGAAGGCGGCGAACGCATCTTATCTTCACGCGCTCGATACTCGAAAATTTGGGATATCAAGAAGCGGCGATATCAAAAAAGGGCCGGAAGCTTACCTTAGAGCGCCGAAGAGGTTCTATCGATGACAGTTATCTCTACTTCCTACGATGCTCTTATCACTCTTATAGGTACTACTCTCTCTGGGTGGTCAAGATTATTTAATCCTGATCAGCTATCGGACAACTTTGATTCTTTCTTGCGGCAAGGTTGGTGTCTTCAAGTTGAGAGCTCGGAAACTATCCGAAAAAATATCTGTAAGGTTTCAGAGTGGAATCGAACTTTTAATCTCTTTCTTGTGGTAGAATTCTTTGGAACAAACACCAATTATACACTTCAAGACGATGCTATAAAAAAGCTTCTTGAGGCGGTAGCATCGATAAAAGTAGCAATTTTAAACGATGAATATCTTGGTCTATCAGGAGGAAGAGCTATCGCAGAGGTGACGAACGATTCAGGAGTGTTTCCCTTGGAAACTGATACCAGAAAGTTTATCGCTTGCGGTGTTAATATTAACATCAAAACATTTCTAGGTTATTGAAAAAAGGAGTTTTTAAAATGCCTATTAGTAATAAATCAACGGTTTTTGCAATCATGAAAGAGGCCACAGAGGGCACAATTACAAAGCCAGCAGCAGCAACGGACTTTATTCCAATTCAAAGCGATCTTGAGATGGTTCCTGAAATCGAGAAGCTTGATAACGAAGAGATGAAAAATTCTCTTGGTATGGCTAAGAAAATCACAGGAGCTGAAAACCCAACTGCCAGCTTTTCGCACTACATAAAAGCAAGTGGCACGGAAGGAACAGCGCCGGCATGGGGTAAGCTTTTAGAATCTCTTTTTGGTGCGGTTAAAGTTG